TCCGAATTTGTCCTATGAGCAATATTATAATGCGTTGTGTAAGTACATTGAAAAGAGGGTGAACTAATTTAATAATGAATAATTATAAAATACGTAATATTAAAATATAAAAACACTATTCTAATATTAGTTAACATATTATGACACTGAATATTCATGAAAATATAAAAGCCAAATTGAAATACTTTCATAAAATACATAAAATACCAAATATCATATTTAATGGACCATGTGGTTCAGGTAAAAGTACAATTGTAAATGACTTTATATCTATGATTTATGATGGTAACAAAGAAAAAATAAAAGATTTTGTGATGCACGTAAATTGTGCGCATGGAAAAGGAATAAAATTTATTCGTGAAGAATTAAAATTCTTTGCAAAAACGCATATAAACTCAAATGGAGGAAATACATTTAAAAGTATTGTTTTGTTGAATGGTGACAAACTAACAATGGATGCACAATCCGCATTGAGACGTTGTATTGAGTTGTTTAGTCACAATACGAGATTTTTTATTATAGTAGAGGATAAATATAAATTATTAAAACCAATTTTATCTAGATTTTGTGAAATATATATACCTGAGCCAGAATATAATGGAGAGCTAATTAATTTATACAAATATAATTTAGAGAAAACTTTTAAATTAACAGATATAAAAAATACTCGTAATGAGTGGTTGAAAAAAGAGTTGCAAAAATATATAACTAACAATATAAATGAAAATGATTTATTATTATTGGTGACGAAATTGTACGAAAAGGCTTATAATGCATTAGATGTTATTAAATTGATTGAAGATGGATTTGCAAAAATAGAAATTGAAAAAAAATATGAAATGTTAATTGCCTTTAATAAAGTAAAAAAGGAAATTAGAAATGAGAAATTATTGTTGTTATTTATACTGAATTTTGTATTCTTGGATAAGGTAACTAATTTAGATAATATGTCGTTTATGTAAGTACACCTTTTTTACACCTTTTGGAAAAGGTGTATTATATTATCAGTTTTGGCTACACCTTTTTTGAAAAGGTGTAATGACAACTTCTTTGGAAATATTACGCACTATTTTTTCGTAATTTTTCTCAGACTCTTCTTTGGATGATCCCGACATGGAGTTCAAAATAATTTTCATATATTTATCATTTTGTTTCGACTCGGGATTAGAATATCCAGGATTAAGTTTTTGCCATTCAGTAATTTGTTTTATATTTTTGTTGGCAACTTGTTTAATTGCATTTTTAATAGTAGTCTTATTATCGTCTTCTTTAGACCATTGATCTTCATTTTTGATATATAATATTTCTCGTTTAGAATCGCTGCAATGAATAGGTCGCCTAGTTAGATCAATATCATTAAGGTTTTTAATAAATACCTTGCTGATACCCTCGGCATATCCTAATTTACCGGTTTCTTCTAGATCGCCAATAGAAAGTGTAATTTGACTGATAAATTCATTAATATTAAGAGCATCTTTGCATGTTTCGTTTAAAAATACCTGTAAATTAAATGTTTTGTTATTGGAATTTACATTATTATTGTTACCGATGGATGGTTTGGATGCTAATTCCATCAAATTCTTTTGAAGTTGGTTATTTTGTTTCAACAAATCATAAAACATTTTGGGTGTTATTTTAAATTCTTCATCGATGGTTATTTCAGGTTCATCATTATAAATAGTGGTGGTTTCATTGTCGTCATTTTTTTCCTCTTTTTTAAATGTACATTTTTTTTTATGACGCCATAAACCAGTTCTATCTTTGTATTGTTTGCTGCATTCACAGTAATAAATAATTGGCATTTTGGAACTTTTTTTGTTGCCGATTGTTGCCGATATATGTTTAGATGTCAAGACATGTCGTTCATATTGACTTTGTCTATACGTAGTATAGTCACAAAATTTGCAGAAAAAAATATTGGAACTTTTTGGAACTAAATCTGTTGCCATTTGTTGATATATAAGCAACACAAAAAAGTTCCTAAATAGTTTTTCTAAAAAATAAAAATTTTATCGTCACATTTTTTGCGTTATTTTTTCTGTGACTGTGACCATTATCGTCACAACGTGTTTTTTTTTGCATTTTTTTAAACTTTTTTGGGGTTTTCATTTTTGGACATTTATTTTTGTCCATTTTTGAAAACCTCGCCGACTTTTATACAAAAAACCCATGATCCCTTAAAAAATTTCCAGAAAAAATAATTATCGACACGAAAGCAAATATGCAGACAAAAAATATATTTTGTGAAAATTCCGGTTTTCAGTCACGTCTTTAAGTAGCTTTAGAAATAATATATTGTGGCGGCCGAAATATAATATTTTGCAAAAGAACTTAAAGCCCTTTAAGTACCCTATAATAATATATTATTGCCCCCACAATGGCTACAAATTATTTAGAAAATGAGTTTAAATAGTGAAAATTTAACATCAAATATTTACATTATGGATGATTTCAATGTTAGTTCGTTGCACGAGTCAAAGAATGAATGGGGTGCTCGTTTGTTAACTATTTTGACGCCACTTATTATTGAGGGATTTAAGTCTATATTTGAAGAGTCGTACAAGTTATGTAAAGATAATGGCGAAACAGACAAATATTTAATGACATTCCAAAATTTTATTACACGCATACCTAAGTGGAATGCAAATATTATTGAAGCCGAAAGAAAAAGAATTATTGAACGAAGTGGCTGTTCTTATTTAGAAGAATTAGTCACTTGTATTCATATTATTCAACTAAAACTACTAACAGCAATGCGTGTTGGCCAAAAACAAAAGAAAATCGATATTAATATACCTAAATTAGACGACTTTATTCATAAAGCATATATCAATGTTGCTAGAAAAGTATATAAAAATGTTTATCTTTTTGAACTCAATACACCACCACTTCAAGTACAAAAACACAATCGTGAATTAGAAATTATTGTGCAGGAATGTATTTTAAATGCTGTAAGAGAAAGCATACCTGTTGAAACCATTTTGCGTGCATATATGGACGAAACGGTAGAAGAAGATGTTGTAGAAGAGATTAAAGAACAAATACTTGATGTACCTGAAAAGGTCGAAACACAGACGATATTTGAAGGAAATGATGGCAACGTAAGCCTAAAATTTAATGATGTAGATGCAGTCGTTGGCGATGATGGTAAACAAGAACTTGTTAGTGCACCTAAAACCGATGAACGTTTAGAAGAAATTAGTGTGTTAAGAAATATTAAACGCAAGATGGAAGAAGAGGAGGAAAATGAAAAATTAAATATTTTAAATGAAGATGTGTCTCTAGATACATTGGATGTACATGTTATTAATCAACCAGAAGTTAAATTAGAGCCGGATCTTTTACTTGACGATATTGAAGTTTTAGCATAAATTGCGTTTTTAATTAATTAGAAATGTAAAAATATATTTTACTATGAGCAATATATTTTTAGCAGCTGGAATAGTGGCAGTGATTTTTTTTATTGCCAAATTTTTAGAAATGCGCTATATCGATAATGAACCTAAGCCTCTTAAATTGTTAGTTAGAGATACATTATTGGTTTATGTCAGTGTAATTGTTGGACATTTTATTTTGAGCCAACTAACACCAGTTATTCATGAAACTGTTTCACCAACAAACCCAATTGCATTTACCGATAATCCGCCCTTTTAGAGGTGTTACACCGGTGTAACAGAGGGTCTTAGTGTCCCTGTAAATAATATGTGGGTCTTAGTGTCCCTGTAAAAGGTTTACCTACCTGTCCACACCTTCACAAAAGGATATATCACTTTCTTCTTTTTTAAATCATTATTATAGTCTTCATAAGTATAATTAAATGCACGATTTTGTTTAATTATATCGCCAAACAAAGAATTAATTTTTGTTAGTTTAGGGAACTCTTGACAGAACAATAGTCCCAATACTCTTTCCAAAGCACATCTATCTGTTCTATTTTTTATTACATTTACTAACTCATTTATATTATATATATCTTGTAACTTTTGCAAAAATGATAATTTTATGTACGCTTGCGCACCAAAACAGAGATTAAATTTATTTTTATTTAAACCAAGAATATTTATTTCATTTCCATTTAGTTTTCGAATTAAATCAAAATTATTATTAAGAGATGATGCTATTCTTAGTATATTATTCAAATTTTCTTTATCATATTCGTGATGCCACAAAGGTAACACTGGCATCTTAAATAATTCAAAAGGTATACGTCTATGAACAAACAGACTATCATGTATTATAATTGCATTTGGAAACCATTTGTATTTCAAATAATAAATATAAGGTAAAATTTCTCCGCGTCCTGGATATTCTGATTGAATAACAGTGAGGTTCTTATAAGGATAATCTGGTTTCACAAATCGTTGGTTACTATTATCATCTATGATTACAATCTGTTTTAGTGGATAAAATGTTCTGATTAACTTTACATTCTGGTTCCAATAACGATTTGTTTTCTCTGAATTAACATGACGCGTGATTATAAATCCAAAATTTGCACTAGCCATTTCTACTAATATATAATAGCATTATATATTAATTTTTTGTAGCAAGTTATTTTTTTAAGAATACGACGGTAATTCGTCTATATTCATTATTTGTTCAGCCTTTGGAATTTGTTTATTCTGTATTAAAAATTTACTAAATTCTGGGCGTTCTAATTGTGCAACAGGCGTGTGATTATGAACATATCTTGCAATCATTTTATACAATTTAAAGTCTGGATATCTTTCTACACCATTATTCTTATATAAAACATTTATACCATTATCATCTATACACCATTCCACAATTAACTTTATTACTGAATATAGCTCATTATCTGGCGACAAAGTCTTGAGAGACTCTACATCATCAACTATGTAATCGAAAATGGAACACGCTAAACGACACAAATCAAAACTGTAATTAGGCTCTAATCTCGGTTTTTTGTCATTAAAATATGGCTCTGTGTTGTACTGTGTTGCCGCATCTCCGCCTGTTTGAAAACTATCACTGCAAAATAACTTGCCATTGAATTTATAAATGGCTCGGCCAAAATCAATGATTTTATATATTTTTCCAAAAGTAGGTACCTTATACGTCTTCTTTTTGTAAATATAATATAGAAATTTTTTGTTAGTTTGTACATACATGATATTGTTTGTGTGCAAATCATTATGTGTAAAAGAAAACATCTTTTGATAGGTAATTAAGGACATTATTATTTGCATTAGTGCTGACAACCATTCATCCTGCTTTAATTCTTCGTTCATAATCAAGTCGTCGAATGTGTTTTCACAATGCTCCATACAAATAACTTGCACAGGAAACTTTGGAAAGGTTAGCATTAATTCTTCTTCTTCTATGCTACTATCGTCATCTTCGAATTCTTCATCAGCATATTCGTCGTCATCAACATCAGCATCTTCAACATCAGCATCTTCATTAACATCTTCATCTTCATCTCCATCTGTAGAACCTTTACTACTAACATTTAAATTCTCCGTTTCACTTACATTTTCTACGTCACCTTCACTTAAATCATCGTCGTTTGTATGAGATGTACGAGAGGAACAGGTAGAACCAGATTTTAATGTTTCTGACTTTTTTTGGTTAGTAACATCAAACTCAGTTGAGTTGGTAATATCAACTAAGTCTACCTTCATATTTTTAATATCATTTAAGGAGACAGAATTGTCTGCCTCAAAAATATTTTCAAATAGCGTTTCATCAATAGATTTAACTGATAAAACAGATTTTAAACTAGTAGATATTTTTAACGGTTTTAACTCTTTCACCTCTGAATTTGTAACTAAATGAGAATAATCTTCGACAGTAAATAATACATTTTTTTGCTTATTAAAGAAATCTGACTGAATTAAATAATCGAGATCATCAATTATATTAATTTTATAGTCATTTTTTATTGCCAAAAAAGACCCATAATAATCTAATCCATGAAGAAACTGATGCTCGTGTAAAGCTTGACTAGTTAAATAACAAAAAAATCCGTCCACAAATGAAGAATTGTTAGTATCTGCGATTTTCGGATGTACTTTTATACTAGGATCAAAAGAGGGTAGATTAAATAACTGGGCATCATTGTGATTGTATTTTCCCACTAGATATTTGAAAGGGTCCAAAAGTGGTGCCATTTTAATAAAGACTTTCTGAGTAGATGATAAATCATCATCTTCATTTATATTTTTTAGTTTGCAAGTAAAAATATGTTCCTCATCTAGATCCTTATTTTTTTGCTCCTTAATATCTGAAATATGCCAGCGATGGTTCAAGTTAATTGCATTAAAATTGGTGTTATTTAATGAAAAAAAACGATCATAAATAGGAATATAATTTTGCACCTGTGTTAAATTAACGTTTTTGTTAGTTTGAAATTTGTTGAACAAATTAATATTTTTTCTCTTCTGGTAGTTTACAGAAATTGTCATTAGCTAAATAAAATATTAATAATAATAGTATTTAACTTATTATTATTGATTAACTTATAATTAATATATTAAATAAAGTTTAAGAGCAATTGTATATAATATGTAGACAAGACAAATGATTACTGCTTTATTTATTGCATTGCTAGTTCCATCAATAGTTATAGGAGGTGCTGCTTATATTGCCTTTATAAGATATATTACAAGAGTTCGGACTTAGACGTTCAGACTTGGACGTTCAGACTTAGACGTTCAGACTTGGACGTTCGAACTTAGACATTCGTTTAATAATTAACTCTAAATTCTTTGATTTATAATAATGAATTTAGAGTTAAAACGTTTTGATATGAAAAGTATTAGTTTCAAACCCAATGAATCAAAAGGACCTGTTGTTGTTTTAATTGGACGTCGTGACACAGGTAAGTCTTTCTTGGTGCGCGATCTATTATATTATCATCAAGATATACCTATTGGGACGGTCATTTCTGGTACAGAGGAGGGCAACGGTTTTTACGGCAAATTAGTTCCAAAACTTTTTATACATAATGAATACAATACTGCAATTATTGAAAATATCCTAAAACGTCAACGAGGAGTATTAAAGCAAATAAAGAAGGAAGTAGAACAATTTAGTAGAAGTACGATTGACCCTCGAACTTTTGTGATTTTAGATGATTGTTTGTATGATAATACTTGGGCGCGTGATAAAATGATGCGATTGCTTTTTATGAACGGACGTCATTGGAAGGTGATGTTACTCATCACAATGCAATATCCTTTAGGCATCCCGCCGACCCTAAGAACTAACATTGATTACGTCTTCATTTTGAGAGAACCTTATATCGCAAATCGAAAGCGTATTTATGAGAATTATGCTGGCATGTTTCCCACATTGGAATCGTTTTGTCAGGTGATGGATCAGTGCACAGAAAATTACGAGTGTTTAGTGATAAATAATAACGCCAAGTCAAATAAACTGCAGGATCAGGTTTTTTGGTACAAAGCTGACTCACATAATGATTTCAGATTGGGATCCAAAGAATTCTGGGATCTGTCTAAACAAATCAACGATGATGACGATGAGGAACAATATGATCCAAATAATGTGAAGAAAAGAGGTCAGGGTCCTAAGATTGCAGTTAAAAAAAGTAAATGGTAAAGCGCTTTTAAAAATCCGCTTTTAAAAATAATAACCGGTAAAAAACAATATAAAGACAATCTGTAAAATAAACTATATTAAAATGACAGATTTAAATATAGTTGAACTCATTGAAAAAAACCCTATTACTAGGCTATCAAGTACATATAATAATAAATTACTAGTTAAAATAAAAGAGAATTTTAATGAATTTGAACAACAATTATTTGTTAGTAGTTTTTATTGTTATTTAAATTATGATAAAAACAATGATTTTGTAGTAGATCTAGATAATATATGGAAGTGGTTAGGATTTAGCCAAAAATATAATATAGAACGTGTTTTAGAAAAATATTTTACTATTGATATTGATTATAAAACCGCTCTTCATTTGGGAGGAGCGGTTTTAAATAAAGAGAAAAATATAAAACAAAATGGTGGACAAAATATTAAAAAAATATATTTAACAATTAAATGTTTTAAATCTTTGTGTTTAAAAACTCAAACTAAAAAGGCGTCTGAAATTCACGAATATTACATGAAACTAGAAGAGATTTTGCAAGGAATTATCGAAGAAGAAACCAATGAATTAAAAATGCAACTTGAACAAAAAGAAAATGTCATATTACAAATTAAACAATCTTTGGAAGAAGAAAAACAACATGCAGTAGAACAAGCCATTATAATTCAATTTCCCGTCAATACAGAATGTATATATTTTGGAACGATAGATAATACAAATGAAATTGGAGAAACATTAATTAAATTCGGCCATACAAATGATTTATCAACAAGAGTTATAGACCATCATAAAAATTATACAAATTTTATTTTAGTATCTGCATTTAGAGTTCAAAACAAAGTAGAAATAGAAAATTTGATTAAAACACATCCAAAAATAAAAAAACAAATACGTAGTATTGAAGTAAAGGGTAAAAATAAAACAGAGATAATAGCATATGATAGCAATTTTACTATTGAAAAATTAACAAAATATATTAAAGATATTATCCAGTCAAAAACATATAGTATAGATAATTTTAATAAATTATTAAAACAAAATGATGAATTATTGAATGAAAATAGAGAATTCAAACAGGTGATAGAAGAGCAGAAGATAGAACTAACAAATTTATATTTACAAATTAATGAAATGAAAGAATTAATAGAAAAACAACAATCTTCTCTTGAAAATTTATCATTAGAAACTAAATCAGCTTACCAAAATCCATTATTACCAGAAGATGAATTAACACAAAAATTCAATAAATTTGTTATTGATATGTGTATTGTTCGTCCAGATGTGGAAGAAGCTGCAGTAGATTTAGAAGGTCAATTTAGAATATGGAACAAAATAAAACCTCAAAAAGAAATATTTCATGCATTTAAGAATTATTTTGATACTAGATTTAAACCATCTAGACTTTCTAAACAAAATAAAAACCAAGTAGTTTATGGGTATATTGGGGTTAAACTAAAGGATATAAAATATACCAAAAAATTTACATCAAATGATGTGGAAACATTCATATTTCAAGTTTGCAAATTTTCTCCAAGCGGTAAAATTTTAAATTCAACACTTCTAGATGAATATAAAAGATGGAAAAATAGTGTAAACAAAGAATGTTCTAATAATGATATGTTTGAATTAAAAGAATATCTAAATAATTGTGAATATGTATTGAAGGCAACTGTGTGGACAGATTATGGATCGAATGAAGGATATTATGGGTTATCATTAAAAAGTGATGAATATAAATATAAAAATACGTCATCAACTGGTAAAAAGGTCGAAAAAGTAGAATTAGAAACTGGACAAATTTTAGGATCATGGGAGACAATAGCTAAAGCAGCCGAAGTTGAACATATTTCTGCTTCTAAAATGTCTAGAAGTATTAAAAATAAAGTTATATTTAATGATTATTATTATCAAATAAGCAAATGATGATACATAATATTATATATCTTTATATTATATGACAAAAGAAACAATAAAGAATAAAAAGAATGTACATCATAGGAAAACCAGGAGATATAGAGGAGGTGACATAAGTAAAACCAAGATTTTTGATCACATTAAAAGTATAGGTTTTGAAATAGAGACAACAGATTTAATTAAATTTACAATTGAAGATGTAAAGAAAAGAAAGAGACAAATATTAGT